ATCCTTTGACCATCACGAAAAATTACTTCACCGTTAAGATATTTTCTATCTCCCCATATAGTAGCTATCGTACTTTGTGTACTTGTGAATCCACCATATCCATCAGCAGTATTTGCATTTCTTTTTATCGTAATCCTATACCTTAACTGCCCTGCGTTTATCATAATTCATTATAAAATATATATGGTGATAAAATACTTTTAACATTAGAAGGTATTTCATTTATAGAAATACCAGTTTCAAAATCACTACGATTATCATAGTAAGTTGCTACTAATTGTTTTATAGCAAGTTTTAAATCATCATTAGTCATACCTGTGGTAGTATATGCAATTTTTATATTTTTATTTGATGACGCACTTAACTCAATATATTTATCATCTAAGCCATAACTTTCATAAGAAATAGTAGTTAATGTTCCATCGCTAGCTTGTGTTTGTACACTTTGTATAGATGTTATAGGAGCATAAGGTAAGGTGTACTTTGTTCGTCTAGCATATAATTCATCATATTCCCCTGAAGAATTTAAATTAGACATAAATACACTTCTTGTCTTAGAAACAATATCACGATTAATAATAGCTTCACATTTTTCTCTAGCTGATTTAATCATAGATGTGATTATATCATCATCAGTAGAAACATCAACTCGTGCATAATTCTTTACTTCTGTTAGTGTTACTATCTCACTTCCCACTATACTATCTATTTGTACACTTATCATTTTGTAGTTTTTTTAACTTTTAATTCTTTTGTTTCCTTTTTTACCTTTAATTCTTTTTTAATTATTGGTTCTCCCCATCCTTTTGAAATCCATTTTGACATATTTTCTTTAGGAATATCTATAATATCACCTATGTTATATATCTCATTATTTCTATGTATTTCTGTTAAACATTTTATTTTCATAATATTAAAATTTTAATTTAATGTAAATATAAAAAAAAAGAGCAACTAATATAGTTGCCCTTTAATTTCTAAAGAATTAAAACTACTTATGCAGTTTCAAGACTAGTTTTTGCAGTAGAGAAAGTACCCCATACATAAGCGTTTCCACTATATATAGAATGAGCAATTCTCATCATACCTCTTACAGATACTAAATACTTGCTAAAGTTGTCAGAATCTTCATAACCAAAGGCTACGTTTAATCCTTCCCTTTGCCATATTTGTGATCCTTGAGCAAAATCCCCAACAATGAATTTTCCTGCTGTCATCTGATTATTCACATAAACAGGAACACCATTAATTCTGAAGAAACCTTCAGCAGAAGAAATAGAATTACCTCTCAAGTATGAATTTTGAGTGTCTTTCAGTAAATACATTTTATGGAAATCCGTTGGATTAAGAACAATAGCAGAACCTTGATAATTAGCTAATGCTAATTGATTAAGTGCAACTATTATAACATCCAAATCTTGTGCAGATTCTATAGCGTGATAGAATGGTGCAGTAGAAGCGGTATCAAATTCAGCTCCACCACCTGTAGCGTCTAATAGACCCTGTAGGTTAGGAGAAGTACCATTACCAGTCAGTAATTGAGTATCTAGCAAACTATTAATTTTTGCAGGAACTCTTTGTGATAGGTAACTACTTAAAGCTGGAGTATCATCAAGCATTTCTTGTGATATTGTCATCACAGAAGTTAACTTTTGTACGATAGCATCATTTGCAGATAATGCAAATTCACTTGCAGTTGGTGCAGCACCTTCAGCAGTTGCAGCAGCATTATCAGTCCAAGAAGCCTCTTTAACGAATCTAATAACATTACCATCAGTTGAACCAACTGGGATAAAGTCTCTTAAATTAGTATAAGCGGAAGGATCTCTTTTGATACCTTCAACTCGAGTTACTCTTGTAACATCTCTAGCAGAGTTAGCACCAGTAAAATCGGTGCTTATAAGAACATCAGCTTTCACGTCAATATTTGCGCTTCCTCTGTTGCCCTCTTTCATAGCTTTTAAACTTTCAGATCCATTAATTGCATCTGCAAAAGTTTCACTTCTAGTTTTATAAACTGGGAATGAGTTGTTTTTTTTATTTTCAACTTCCATTTTATCCAATCTATCAACTATTTCAGTGTGTTTTTCGACTAAGACTTTTACCTCGCCTTTAACCACACCATCGACTTCGTTATGAACATTATCTTTGATTTGTTTAGCTGATTTCTCTAGCTTTTCATCAATAACATTACAAACGTCATCTAATTGTTTTTTAATGTTTTCTTCCATTATAAACTTTTTAAATTGTTAAACATATACTTATAGATTGAATCAGAACTTGTTTGTTCTTTCTTGGTTTCTAAGTGTGTTTCATCACGAGTTAGTTCCTTAGATTGGTGTGTATTATCACGAGCAATCAAAGATTTTAACACTTCCAATTCATATTCGACAAGATAACCTAGCTCATCCGTAATGTTTCCTTTACGAATTAACTTGATTAAATTATCAAATCTCTTTTGTAGGTAATCAGCATTTTCTAGCTTGCCTTTTACTTCCATTATCTTAGCTTGGTCATTAGATGCTAAAGTAACTGCTGAAATTTCAAACAGCTTTACTTCTTCTATCATTCTAACACCATCATCATTAAATTCTTTTTTTATAGGTAAAATTCCTACACTATTTTCTTCTATAACATTATACTTCATAAGTTCTAAGACTTCTTTTCCAAAAGTTGTCTTTGGTATTTCTGCAACAAAGCCAAGTCCTTTTTCATCTTCAAACAGTTCTCGCATTTTTCCAATAGGTTTAGATATATCGTGCTGATATAAATACTTTACCCTGTTGCCATTATTTTTAATAGTTCTCGTATAAGCACCTTTTTGAATGATGTCGTTATCTGCATCTAAATTACCAAATATAGAACCGTATCCTGATACAATTCCTAATTTTTCATCTATGTCTTTTAATTCTCCTTGTTTAAATATTACGTTATCCATAATTCTTTTTTTTTATTCAAAATTAATATAAATTTTTTAATGTTTTTTTTATTCATTTGGAACAAACGGTATTGATACACATTTACAGTTTACTACTTCACTAGCTAAAGCACCTAATTTAGTATCTGCTGGAAACATTAATTGACTACTACCAACATAATAAGGTTGATTCATAGGTATTGGTTGCTTTTGATAGTAGCTACTTGCCGCACTATGTGTGTCTCTTATGTTTGATCCTCCTGCTATCCATTGTTTTTTTAAATTCTTATCACCAAATATTTGTGATGCTGTTTCTTGTATTCCAAAATTTGCTGATGCAGTAGTCTCTGTTTGTACGATTCTACGAGCCATCCACCTAGCTTTAAATGTTAAACGATTCATTATAATTCTAGTTCTTTCCTCTAATCCTACGTTCATAAACTTTTCATCATTAACTAATTCACGTAATACTTTTACTAAAGTATCTCTTGCAACACCTGAAACAGCACTTACCTCTTTTACTAACGCTAAATAATTATCTTTTTCTAAAGCATATCTTTGCATATTTTGACTAATTATATTTTCTAAATTTTGTCTTTCTCGTGTACTCATATCTGAATAACGCTGTATAGACTGCTCAGAAGAACTAGCGATGTATCCCAAATCTTCTTGTTTTTCTTCAAACATTACAAAATTATTACGATACCATTTAGAAAAACGTAATCCAGTTTGTATATACATAGCACTATACATTTCTTTTGTAGATTTTTCACTAAACAAAGCAGCAAATCTAGGATTATTTGGTGTGCTATTTTCTATAAACATCTCTGTCCCTCTTTTAAATTCTTTTAAATAATACTGATATGCTAATGGATAATTCTTTTTTTCAGCTAAAAGAATTTGTTTTTCATAGTCTTTAGATATTTTCTTTTGTAATTTTTTTGTAAATATAGATTTATCTTTAGATAAAGAATTACAAACAGCGTATCGTTGTCGTCTATCAGAATATTCACTTACCATCGTATCGTTTACCATACAACGATTAATAAATTGATTCGTGTTTTCAGTCGGTCTTGGTTTTGGAAGCGGCATCTTTCTTTCTTTGTTTAAGTTCTTTTTTGGCTTCTTCAAAAGAAAGTAATTTTTTAGTAATTATTTTTTCTTGCTTTTCATTTTCGTAATCATACATTTCTTCTTTTGATAAAGCATCTTCTAGTTCTTGCATATTACCACAAGGCATATATACAGTACCGTTCTCTGTATCGTGAGTATGTGTAATATCACATCCTATTTCTTTTGCTCTATTCATTGCTTCTTCTTCTGTAGTAAATACATTTTCTTGTAATTCTTCTTTTATAGTTATCTTTTTTTCTTCATCTTCTATTATATCTTCTATAATTTCTTCTTCAATAATTTCTTCTTCTTCTATAATATCATCATTTATAGTATCTTGATTAGGAAAATTTATATCTTCAGAAATATTCATATCCAAATCTGATATAGGAACAAAACCACTAGGAACTAAATAATCATCCATTACTGGATTACTTTCATCACTACCATAACCTATTGCTTCACGTTTTTCATTAGGAGTTAGCCAATATGATTTACTTAGACTATCTACTAACTTTTGTTGTTCAGGCATAAGCTCAGGAATTGAACTATAATCAAAATCAAAATATAAATCTTCACCAAACTGAGGTACTAACCATCTATTTAATTCATCTTTTAATTTATTTAATTCAGGTATTATAGCGTTTGTAAATAATACTTGTCTTGCTATTCTATAATTATCATACGTTGTAGATTCAGTATTATTTAATA